GGACGATGTCAACGGATTGCCCGCGACTGATTGAATGCCTGCCGATGCTGATTCACGACGAGGATAGACCGGAAGACGTGCTGAAGGTGGACGCGACAGAGTCATCCCTTGGAGATGATCCGTACGATGATGCGCGTTATGGACTGAAGTCCATGCTAGCACCAGGCTCGAAGCCGCTGGCGGAGCGTGTAAGCGAAAAAGTGGAAGCGGCGGCGCAAAGGCAAAACAAGACGACCGAAGAGCTGGACCCCACTTCTCGCGCCATGCTGACCCGTCGTGCAATTACTCTCGAAAAGAAGCGCGGCAAGCGTGGCTTCCGAAGGCCCATCTTTCATCCGCAGAGGATTCAGTGAGCGAAGAACAAGTGTTTGATACCGACATGGCCATCCTCCTCTCGCTCCAAGAGGCCTTTCCGACTGCCACGCCCGAGCAGATTGCCGATTTGTATCTTGGGCCAATTAGAGTCCCCATGAAGGTCATCAAGATAGACCACGAGAAAAAGGAAATTACTTTCGGAACATGATTCGCTGGCCTTTCATCACCCGCAAAGAGCACGAAGCGAAGGTGGCCGAGCTCGAGCAGCGTCTAGCCGATGTCGAGCGCCACTTCGTCACGAAGCGGGATCCGGAGACTGGCAAGGTGCTCGAGACCCTTGCCGACCGCCAGCAGCGGAAGTTCAAGCCGACGCGCGTTACCTGGCAGCAGACGCGGAGATTCCTTGAGGCTACTGACGGGGGCCGCAACCTTGGCAAGCCAGCGTGACCTTGAGCACACCCTGCGGCAAAAAGAACGCCCTGACGATGAGAAGCTTAAACACGCTGCGGTGGCCTACGAGCACCCTTCCCAGCATCGCGGAAAATCGTGTCATCTTTGCGAGCATTTTATCAAGGCTCACATCCCTCGGTGCGAAGCAGTGAGAAATCCAATCCGGCCACAAGACTATTGCAAGCGGTTTGAAAGGGAGGACTGATATGCCCGGTGGTTACATGAATCCAGCTTACGGTTCGATGATGGAAGGCGCGAAGAGCGCCGATCGACAGAGCGAGGGGCCCGCTGCGAAGCACGAAGAGGGCAAGCGGGCTGCCCATGACGTAGAGCCGCACCACCGCCCACACATCGGCATTCACACGCACCATCATCCGGATGGCGCGGTCAGCCACCACACCGTTGTGATTACGCACCACGACGGCAGGGTAGAAGACCACCGCCACGAGGCGCACGACACGGACGGAATTGCAGCCCACATCCACGAGCACCTGGGCGAAGGCGCAGCGCCGGAAGGGCATGAATCGGCCGGTGGCGAAGAAATGCTCGCCGGTGAGCGGTAGACGAATTCGATTGTATGGGTACGCTAACGGTAAAGCGGGTGCCCAGCTAAGTGCTCTCTGGAGTATTTAGCAGGGCGCTGGCCGTGGGGCTTGGTACCGAGCCGCTACGGTGTGAAGGTTCAAATCCTTCCCCATACACCAAAAGTCTTCGGAGGCGGATAGCTTCCCGATGAACCAAAAGGAGAACCAAAAGTGAAACTCAGAATCGCAAGTCTTATCGCAGGCTTGCTCCTGGCGTTCTCGGGAGCTTCGCTTGCTCAAAATCCGCAGTCCACGGCGACCCTTCACCGTGTCGGCGGAATGTTTTACTCCCAGGGGTATGTCGGCTGGCAGGCGTATGTGTTGTCCGGAAACGCCGCAACCGGCTCGCAATCGATCATCGTCGCCGCGCAGGGTGGATCCGGGATCATTGTGCTGCCCGATCAGACCGCCGTACCGTTGGCGACGGTATTCAACACGAATACGCCTATTTCGTTGAACGATGCCAATGCCGAGACGGTTACGCCATCGGCAGTAACGATCGGCGTTTGTCCCGCGGGCAATCTTGGGGTCGGCGGTTCGAACCAGTGCGCGACGATTACGGCGACGTTCTCGAATACGCATGGCGCGGGCGCGCTTGTTGGCACCGGTGACGCCGGTATCATGGAGGCCGTCACCGACGCTGGCAACCAGGGCGGCGGACTCGTCTACTGGCAGGTGGACACCGGCATCGTCACACTGAATACCGGTAGCGTAACGACTACCACCACAACCAAAGTTCCGTCGCCATACATTTCGCTTGGCGGTTCCGGGCGCGTCACCACGACCATTACCACGTCTACGTCATGGGCCGTGGGCGTCTCTGGCGCTACCACCGACTTCTGCACTGCCCAGACCACGCTAACGGCCGGTACAACCTGCAACGTGGTGGCACTGACTTCGCCGACTTCACGCGGCACGGGTGCCGTGGCACTGACCGCGATCCTGTTCACGATGGGCACTGGTGCCCCTGGCGCAGGCGCGGTAAAGGCTAGGGTTTGGGGATACACCCCAGTTCAACCTGCGCAGTAACGGGAGGCTGAATTGCCCTGGAATGCTTCGGATGCTCCTCGTCACACGCACGCAGCGGTCACACCCAAAAAGCGGAAACAATGGGCCGATGTTGCGGATAGCGCACTGTCGCGGGGAGCGTCTGAAGGTTCAGCGATCAAGCAGGCGAATGGAGTAGTGAAGAAACACGTAACCCCACGCAAAAAACATGCCTGAAGACGAAGTTCAACTCCAAGAACACGCACCCGAAGAGCAGGACGAATCGGAAGCGGACGAACAGCAAGAAGCTTCCGACGATCCCCTTGCGGACAACAAAGAGCTTCAGTCTGAGCTTTACGCGCTCTGGCTGAAGGTCATGGGCGAGGACCGCTATTCGCGCCTCGTGGAAGTCCGCGATGTGAAGCAAGCGGAGATGTACTGGCGCAACCTGCAGTACATCTGGTGGAGCGACCAGGACCAGCGGTGGAATCTTCCGAGCCAGGCGAATGCCGTCAACTGGAGCGATCTCGACATTGACGACATGCCGCGATTCGAGTTCTCAACGAATATCTACCAGGCCTATGGATTGACCGGTATTGGGGCGCTTGCGCAGGCGCCGCCACGCATCCGATTCTTCCCGGACGACGCAGACGTTCCCGAGGACATCGAAACAGCCGAAGGTGACACAAAGCTCTCGAAGATCATCCAGCGATGGAATCCGACCCAGACGCTCTTGCAGGACGAAGCTTGGCATCAATACACGGGTGGAGTTGTTGGGCTGTATACGCGATACGTCGCGGATGGAAATAAGCACGGCTTTGAAAACATCGACCGCCTGGAAGCAGGAGAATCGCAGGTTTCTCCGGATACTCTTACCTGCCCAAATTGCAAATGGTCCGCGCCGGCCGATAAAGCGGTGCCTCCATTGCCCTGCCCGAATTGCGGAACAGAACTGACCGAAGCGAATATCGTGCCCGGCGAGACGGCCACCGTACCCGTTGAAGCTGGGACTGACCAGGTTCCGAAGGGGCGACAGCTTATCACCGCGCACGGCGCGCTAAACATGAAGCGGCCGCAATGGGCGCAGGAGCAGAGCCAGTTCCACTACTTCGCGCTAGAGGATGAGATTCACTATGCGATATTGCGATCTTCGTATCCAGAGAAAGCCGACAAAATTAAACCTGGGGCCGGGTTCGGTGCCGACGACGCTTACGAGCGAAACGCTCGCCTTAGCAGTGCAGAAGGTACACGACTCCTTACGCAAACCGGACCCGCTCAATCAGTTCTTTGTACCTTCGCACGCATCTGGTTTCGTCCAAGCGCTTTCTGGATGCTCCCGAAAGAAACGCGCGAAAAGTTCTTCGAAGCGGCGCCCGAAATAGAAACCAAGGGCTACCGCGCCAACTTCGCCGGTGACGTCTACTGCGAAGGCGCCGTCGAAAGCATGGACGATCACTGGGTCATTTACCATGCCATGCCGGGACGCGGTCAGCATCGGCCTGGAACCGGTTCGAGCATGATTTCCGTGCAGGACCGCTTTAACACGTTCTCCAATATCTCGGCGGAAACCTACGAATATGGGATTCCGATTACATACCGGGCGGCGGACACGTTCGACGACGAAGCGAACGAGGACCAGCGGGCGGAGCCAGGAGCGGAAATTCCTGTCTTGTTGAAGGGTCAAGAAGACATTCGAGCAAAGATCATGCAGGTGCGCGCCGATTCCGTTAGTCCAGACATGTACAAGCACATGATGGACCTGATGGGGCCGATCCCGCAGCTTTTGACTGGCTATTACCCAGCCCTGCAAGGCAATCCCGAGACTGGCACGGACACGATGGGCGGAATCGCGATTCAGCGCGACCAGGCGATGGGGCGTGTTGGCGTCTTCTATGTGCCCATGAAGCAGGCGCACGCCGACATCATGAGCCTTGCGTGCAAGGATTTCCGGGCAAACGTACAGGGCAAGGTCTCCATGCCAATTCTGGGGCCGAGCGGTGATTTTGAAGCGGAGACGGTGGACACGACCGCACTGCAGGGCGATTCGCGGGCCTATCCCGAGGGCGACGAAAACTTTCCGGAACTCTGGAATCAGAAGCGCGCGACGGTGATGTCGGTCCTCGACAGCGCGCAAGGGCAGGCGTTGCTCCAAGAGCCCGACAATGCGGATTTGCTCGTAAAGGTGATTGGTGTCGAAGACCTTGTAGTGCCAGGTAGTGCCGAGCGCAAGCAAGCCCTGCGGATGATCGGGGAACTCACGAAGGTTCCCGAAGGCCAGGACATGGCTCCTGACCTCACCGACCAGATCGAGTCGCTGGTGGATCCCGACGTCGACGAGCACGCCGCCCTTGCCCAAGCCTGCAAGCGCTGGCTGAATCGCCAGGATGGCCTGAAGTGCAAGCGCACAAATCCCACCGGCTGGCAGAACGTGAAGGCGTACATGCTGGCGCAGTTGAAACTTGTTCCGAAGGCGCCGCCACCGCAGAAGCCGCTATCCGAGACGTTCACGACAAATTTCAAGGACCTGCCTCCAGAAGCACAGGCACAAGCACTTGAGCAGATGGGCATTCACGTATCGCTACAGGATTTCATCGCCAAGGCGATGTTGGACAAGGTCAGCAAAACAGCACCAAAGCCGCCGATGGTAGGCGGATTGGCCGGGTCGCCGCAACCCGCAAACGGCGCAGGAGCACCACATGCCGGATGAAGTCGAAGTACTCGCAGCACCAGCCGAAGGAGATGCAGGTGGCGCAGCACCCGCAGAGGAAGCGCCTGTTGAGCCCATAGAGGGAGAAGTCGAGCCCTCTGCGGAACCTATCGAAGGCGATGGCGAGCCGCCAGCAGAAGGTGAAGGCGAGGGCGACGGTAAGCCACCCGTTAAAGAACCGGAGCTTGCAGAATTCCAGGGCACCGTCTCCGCACGCCTCAAGGAACTCGACAAGCGCGCGCCGGGTCTCTCCGCCCACCTGAACAAATTCCCGCAGGTTCGCGATGCCATCGCCGCGACGTTCCGCAGGGAAGCGGCCTTCCGCGAACTCTACCCTGGCGGCCTGCAGGAAGCCCAGGCGCTCCGCGAAGCGTTTCCCCGCGGCATGGACGACGTGCAGCAGGTCC